GTACGCAAAGCGTGTACACTCATTTAAAGGGAAACCCTCCCGTCTTTCGACTCTTTCGATAGAAATATTCTATCGAGGCCTATAACCATGGCCCAAGGTTGTTCCAACTGCTAGTCCATATCTTCGTAATTTTGTACGAGATAGCACTCCTAAAATCTGGGTAGCTGTTTCCAGCTTTCCCAATGTTTTCCTGGATTTTTAACTTTGCAACATAATCTAATTTCTCTAAGGGGAATAACTCCTTCTCTACAAGACACATGTCGAGTAGCTTAGAGAATAAGAAACGGTCATTATCTAGCTCCTTAGATCTTTTGAATCTAGGAGTGATTACGCGGGCTTTATACCCACGCTGATAGAACATGTCCCTTGTGGGGACTGCCATATCAAAATCAACCACGAGTCCATTGTCGCCATATCCGTCGGGTATATAAAATTCCCGCAGGTTGATCGATAAATGGTGTGATGATTTTCGACCACATAAGCTATACCAAGCGCTAGCAAAGCGAGCGTCGCAACCAAAAAAGTTGAGACGCGCCGCAAGCCGGCGAACTTGATTAGCGTATTTAAAAATTGCAAAAACATCTGTTATCTTTTCTCTTAAGTAGAGTGGAGATGAATCTAGGCCAAAGAATGAATGCATACCACAACTTTCCCTAAAGTAACCGGAAGAACCGGTTTTCTTTAAATTAAAGGAAAAACCACAGTATTCAATAACTTCTTTGAAGGGTGCGACGATCTTAGTAGGAAGAATAATGTCATCACCATAAACGGATATGAATCCGTCTGTGCCTGTTAATTTCTTAACAGATTGAGCTAGAGCATAAAATATTAATGATTCGAGCTCAAAAGTGAATCCATTACCCATAGATGAAAATTTCCAGCAACTGAGTTGCTCTCCATCTTCATCTCCAACTTTCACACAGCGAGTCGTATGACTGTATAATACTTCATACCAATCTTTCGGCAATAGCCGTTGAACTAGCGCAGTACTAATAGTATCCGACGCAGAGGACAGGTCCACTGTTGATAACTCACATGTTCTTGAAGCATGTGAGACTATCTCACGGTGAATTTGCTGTCCATGCTGAAGATCTAAACCAAAAGCCTTTAAACGCGCTCGTATATATCCCCCTATTCCTTTTTGCAGGAAGGTCGTTAGACCGGGTTCGATAACGATACATCTATCGGTTTTTGAGTTTTTTGGAACAGTTGTAAGTTTTCCACTTGTTATAGTTATATCTGTATCCCAACCAGGGAATGCAGAAAGCCATAACTTATCGGTCCAGAAGGATCGACAGTGGGCACTC